AAGTATAGGAGAAACGATGCCATGACCTAACATAATCTTTTCTCTAGCTTCATCAGACATAAATTGATATTGTGCATGAGCGTCAGGCAAGTGTATAGGCTCTATGTCTGCCTTAGTGTCTTGTGACTCGTTAAATGCAATTATAAATTTACCTGCGTTGCTAGAACCTGAGAACTTCTCGTAGATTTTGCGTTCTAATGCCGCTTGAGTTTCTTCAGGTGGTGTGCCGTTATTGAAGTTAATCAATAAACTTGGTTGCAGACCATTCTTGATGTTGTTTATGTGATAATTAGATACCTCCTGCTCTAAGTTGCAATATTGTAAGCATCCGTTATAATCTACAGGGGCATAATAATAAAAGCCGCTTCTGTAAGGTTTTACGATGTATAGCTCGTTTTGTTGCTTCTTGCCTCCGTTACCAAATGTAGGTATTCTCTTAGGCTTGTCAGTAGTCTTATACTCAGCCCAGTTTGGGTGATAGTAGTAAGCCTTTATAACTCCGTTAGCGTCACACTTCTCAGCTCTAAGCGTTTCCATAGGGAAGTGAGATACCTTAAGTATTCTGGTCTTTCTCTTGTTGTATGTTACCTGTATGGCAGCCTGCCCTAACATCTTATAGTCGTGGGCTATTCTCTTTACAGTTCTCTTCTTGAGAAGGTTCTTCATCTCAATATACTGCTCTGGCTTATCTTCTCTGTTTGTAGCCTCTAAGCCTCTACCAGCAATCATATCAACAATACCATTGATACAACGAGAGTTCGTTGGAGAACCCATGTAGTTGTCTATAAGAGTCTTGAAGTAGTTGTTATCTTCTCCATACTTAACCCAGTCCTTGTTGTATTGTTCCTCAACTAAGGGGGTTTGGTAGCCAGATAACTCTATTATTCTAATGTTTTTACTTTCCATTTTTAAATATATAACAATTTTAATTCAGGACACTTTCTAGGTAGCGTCAGAGTCGTATATGAAATAATCATCATTGTTGTTGTACTGCGTGTAATCAGCAGCAGTATTCATCTCTCCACTAAACCTAACAATATCCCTATACAAAGGAACACCAGATTCAATCAGTATAACTGATAAGGTTGTGTCGCTGTCAATAGAAGAAAGAAAGTCAGAGTCTGTTATATCAAATGTCAAAGTGCTTCCTTGAGTGTATGTAAACGTAGACTCCTCTATAATCTCTTTGGACTCTTGGTTTATTACCTTCACAGAACTTCCTGTTCCTTCTCTGCCAGTTACATTAAGTGTAATTGTTGGCAAGTTATTTACGTCTGCTATTGTCATAGTATTATAACAACAAACAGGTGTTTTTGTTTTATTTAATAAAAAAAGGGGCTAATGTTAAACAAGAGCCCCCTAATATTAAAGATGATTAGTTATTACGGATTAATAACTGTAGTGTTTACATCAAAGTCAAGTCCAGCACCAACTATTGTAGAATCTACAAAGTAAGCAGGTCTAGTTTCTTTACCTTCAAATGAGATATTGTAACCGTTAAGGTCTCCCATAGCACCACCAGTGGCAGTGTTTACAGTAAACTCAACACCATTTTGAACACCAGCAAGTCTAAAGTTACCATTGTAGTCTTCAATTAAAACGTGAGGTCTTCCGTAAGAAAGTAATTTAAGAGCTTTTTGAGTTGCAGCATCTTGTTTTTTAAGAACGATTGAACCTGTTTGAGTCCAGAAAGAAGTTCCATTGTCTCTTGAGTTCTCGTTAGTTTCCTCAAAAGTGTTGTTCTCTCCTCTTAGCTCAAACTTGTAAACAACTAGGTCAGTTGCTAATGCAGTAATCTGCTCATCAGAGTCTAGGTTTGCAAGTACGTCAGCATGAAGTCCAGCAACAAAGTTACCGATGTAGATGTTTCTTAATCCACCAACACTTTCTTTACACGCTTCCGTTCTTCCAGTAGCTATATCACAAGGCATAATTTTATATTTTTATAGTTAAACAAAAAAGGGGTGGGATAGACACCCACCCCCTTATATTAAATGAACAGGTTATTAAGCTGTGTAATAAACAATCTCAGCTCCAAAACCATACTGGATTCCTCCAGTGAAACGTGCGATTACACGAACGTTCTGTGAACCGTCTAGGTCAGCCATGTCTAAAACTTTTACTTGGTTTAAGTCAGACAATACGCCTGTACCAAAGTATAAGTTAGAAGACTGAGCAGCTACCATTTTGTTATCTGCAAGACCGTTAGCCAAGAATACAGAAACTCCGTCAAAAGATAAAGCTCCGTTGTCATACCATTGAGTTCCTTTATTGTCAGAACCAGCAGCACCTAAACCTTGAGCTCCAAATCCGCCTAATGCACGAACGTAAGCTTTCATTACGTTTTTAGAAACGTATAATTTAAGGTCTTCTTTTCCGTAGATAGCAGAAGGGATAGCGTCAACTACTTTGCCCATTTCAGCAATTACGTTAGAAGAGTCAACTGTAGTTCCAGTTACGTCAATAACGTCTCCGTCAGCAGCAAATAAAGTAGTAAATCCGTCAAACTCTCCAGCGTTAGCGTTAACTCCACTCCAGATAGTAGTTTCCATTTCTTCAGCTACTTTAGCAGCAACGTGGCCTACTAAGTAATCAGCGAAAGATGGAGGCAAGCTGTCAAATGCAGAATAGCCCATAGAGATAGCATCCCAGTCAGAACGAAAATCGTCCTTACATAGTTGCAAGTTAACCTGAAAAGTCTCTGGCTGTAAGATTCTCTCAGCGAGAGTTACAGAAGAACTGTCAGTAAAGTCGCAAGTATCATCAGCAATCAAAGTTCCTGTAGCAAGAGACTTGATTACGGCTTTAAACTTGACGTTTGGTTTTACTGTAACACCACCATTTTCAATAGTGTTAGCAGATAATAATGCAGCAGAGATAAAGCCTTGCAATTTCTCACCAGCATAAGTTGTAGTAATAGATGTTGTTGTTGCCATTTTTATTTAGAATAATTAATTATTAAACATTTTGTTAAACACTCTGTCTTTAGTAGTCATTGGTCTGTTTCCGCCAATAACAAATCTAGCTTTGCTTTCAACGCCAGACTCAGGAGAGTGAGAAATTTCCTCAGCATCTTCTGATAAATCAGAACTTAATTCTGCTGGTACTTCTTTTTTATACTCTTCTTCTTTTTTCATAAGACTTTCAATTACTTCCATGAACTCTTTTTTCATGTCAGATAAGTCTTGCTTAGTTGCGTATTCAGGAGCAGCAGCTTCTTCTTCTACCACTTCTTCTTCTACAACCTCTTCTTCTTCTTCAGCTAGCTCAGTAGTTTCTTCTACTACTTCTTCGCTAACTTCTTCTTGAGCTTCTAACTCAACGTTCTCCACTACCTCTTCAGAAGATAACTCCTCTTTGACTTCCTCTACAGGAGCCTCAGATACTTCTGCTTCAGCAGATAGAAAAACATTCTGTAGTTTCTCTAAAATTTCTGTAGCTTTCATAAATTAAAGGTTTTTATATTAGTATAACAATTAAGTTAAAGTTTATTTCATTTTTGACCTAAGCCTTTTTCTGTATGATAAACCATTCCACACCGTCACTCCATAATTGTATGCCCTCATGTGCTTTGTTTATTTCATAGGGAGTTTCGCTATTGTCAATACTTTGGCCAGATACAGGTGTTAAGTAGACTCTGGTGTTCGTTGAGAATGTTCTATCAGAAATAAATCTCATTACTCTATTAGTATTTTTTGAGCAATCTGGCATAGTCATTGTCATATTTCCATTTGAACCAGACCAACTTAGTTTTATTAACTCAGCAGAATCGTAATCTGATTCACCTAAGTCAATATTATTTTCTCTACTTACAATAATGTGTTTAGGAACTAAATAATTAACTACCTCTTTTTGCAAATTGCCAAATGTTATCTTTTTAGTAGTTCCTCCTTCAACAACTACAAATTCATCAGTACTTACTAAATCAGTAGTTTCTGTTAATTGTGATATTTTTTTATTAGACATTATAATTTAATTTTATTGTTATTTTCTTGTCGCAACTCAAAGCCGTTCTCCTGAAGTAAATAATACTCTAGAACCCCAGTAATCACTCCTATACCTTGCTTCCAGTAGTCAGGAGCATTACAGTCCTTACAGTTGTTTATCGTGTATGTGTTTTTACACTTGCAATAGGTTGCTCTCATTTCTTGCTTGATTTAGGGTGTTTAGCTGGTAATAAATCGTAATCAGTAGTGTACTTAGCGTTTTGTGGTCTACCATTCTTCACTAGATACATAAAAGCGTTAACCCTTGCGTGTGCCCACTGACTTGCTGATTTTACGTTTGGAGAGTGGCTAGTGTTAAACGCCCCTAGACCTCTCTGAAATACAGATGCCAGCATACCGACTGTTACGCCATATCCTAGCTTTTCCTTATACTTTTTGTTAAACTCATCAGCCTTCTTTTGTAAAGCTTTTCTATCCTTTTGAGATACCTTAGCTCCAGTCTTGCCAGAAGCGTCTCCCTTAGCAGTTCCCTTGCCTTTTGGGCTTTTGTTAGGTGTGTCTGACTTAGGTGCTTTAGGGCTCTTCTTAACGCCCCCTCTAGGACCTACCTCTGCCATTTTTGTACACTTGCCACCTTTCTTCTTGTAACCTTTAGGGCAGTTGTCGTACATATCTACACTGTGTCGCTCACATGGCATATACCACTCTTGACCGTCAACTTCGTGTATGTGATATCCACCACACCCTATGTCTTTAGATATCTTTTCAGCCTGCTCTTTGGTTTTGTAGGCTAATCTGTCTCCCACTATTAAGTAGTCTTCTCCGACCATAATAGGTTCTTTCTGTAGCTTCTCAGAGTCTATCTTCTTTAGTTTGCTGATAGCCCAGTTAACTCCAGCAGAACCACCCCAAGCATCCCACATAAGACCACCGCATCCCTCAGAATAAGGTACGTCTTTGTGTTGTTGATGTCTTTTGAAGCTAGCCATTCTTGCAATCGTAGAGCGGCTAAGATTAGCACCTCTAGCGAGCTGTGCGGCTCTCGTCCAGCCCACACTTGTGCCACAAGAACTACCATTCTTCTCTTTCCAAGCTATAGCTCTCTTAGCATTGTTTCTGGCAGCTTGTGGATAGTCTCCATACGTTTTTAACTCTACGTTATTAGCTGCACTTAAAATTTCTTGTATCTCGTATATCTTGGCTAGGTCTTCTGCTGACAAATCTTCTTCGACACTTTCTTTAGGGCCGTTCTGGTTCTTATCACTGAAGAACCCCTCAATGCTAAAGCCTTTTACTTTTTCAGTCTTAACAAACTCTTCCCATATTTCATCGTTGTTTACCTTTACAGAAACCATCCAAGTTCCAACAGGCATATTTAGATTGTACTTGCGAGACTTGTCTTGTACTTCGTCTTCAATTATCCAAGACTCTACAACAGATAAACCGCCAAGCTCAACTTCGTGTTCTAAGGTTGAGTTGTTTTGTTTACCCCTTGATAGAAAAAGCTGTGATGCTTTTCTTACTGTGTCTTCTGAGAAGTATATCTTATATTCTTTGTCTCCACTCTTTCTGTATATCTGCTTGTTTGGTATCAAAGCAGCACCCATTAGGATTCTCTTCTCCTTGTCTACCTCTGCAAGCTTTATCTCTTGTGATTTAAGAGCAATAAAGTCTTCTTCAATAGCTGGATTCTCAACGATAGAGATAGCTTCTATGCCACCCCATTCGTTTTCCTCGTCTATGAATAATTCAAATATGTCTAAGTTTTCCATAATATTATAACAATTAATTTTGTTTTTATTTCTAATTGTCTCCGCCAAATGTAGCGTCAGACTCTATTATGTTATCTAGCTGCTGTTGTGATGTTATCTGTGAGCTCACAACATAAGATTGAATAGGCCCTTGATTAAATTGACTTCCAACGGCCTGTGCTAATTGGTCTTGTCCTGTAGAGCCAACAAGATTGAAGTCAAAGGTTCTTCCTCCCCCTGAAGGTGCAGAGCCGCCTGAAACTCCAGCAACCTTAACAGCTAATATTTGCTTGACCCTTGCCAAACCAGCAGCCAGTGCAGCAGCACCAGCAAGAACTGCTCTTGGTACAGAAGTTGGGTCTCCTGGAATTATTTGAGACTCATAAGCTCTTTGAGTCGCCGAATATGTGGATATTGTTGTTGATGCAACAGCCAAAGCCTTACCTGCCTTAGTAGACTTTCCAGCAAGCTGGCTGGCAGAATTTAACAACGCCGCACCATCTGCCGCAGCTTGTCTTTTCGACTCCAACTCTATTCTGTCTAAAGTAATAAGAGCCTTGCTTCTCATTTCTGCTCCCCTCAAGAAGTCTTTTTCTCTCTGCTCTTTCTCTAGTAAAAGCTCTGCTTTTTTCTCGTTAGACAGTATGTCTGCCTGAAGCTCGGCTTCAATGCTATTTATTGCTAATGCAGCCTCAGAACTTATTTCTAAACCTGTCTGCGCATCCTTTTGAGCCCCTAGAGCAGCTTCTCCTCTTTTACCTGTTGTAAATGGCTTTTGTTGTCTAGCCATTGACTCTTCTCCAAACTCAATGTCCTCTAGCTTTCTTCTGTTCTCTAAAGCCAGCCTTTCTCTTTCCTCGTTAAAATCTCTTATGTTTGCAAGTCTCTCATTAAGTTGAGCAGAATCTAAAGCGTTAATTGCGTTTCCATATTCTACCTTAGCAAGCTTTAGTGATTCATCGTGTTTATTCTGAGCTTTTAATATTAGCTCATTTGCATTTTCTGCACCCTTAACTCTTTCTTTATATTCCCTAAGTCTAAGATTTTGTTTAGCTACAAACTCATTATATTTCGCCTCTAGCTCCTCTCTTTCATATCTTCTTTTTATTTCGTTAAGGTCTGATTCTGATTGCTCAAGGGCAGTTTCCTCTCTCTCACTAAAAGACCTTATTTCTTCTGTAAGGTCTATAAACTGTTGTTTATAAGCTTTTATAGCTCCAGTTCCTTTGTTCTCTAAAACCTTAAACACTTTCTCATACTGAAGCTCATGGCTGTATAGCATTTCTAATTGCTCTCTTAACAAAGAAAGCTGTTCTTTGTAGCGTTCTTCCGCTTCAGCTTTTTCATAAATATCTTCATAAGCACCTGCACCCTCCTGTACTAACTCTCCTATTTCTTTTTCAGTTGTCTTTATTTTGTTCCTAGTGGCTAATAAAGCTTGGTAAGATTCTACTAGGTTTCTTACAAACTTTTCGTCTTTTTTCTGCTCATCTGTTAAGGTGTTGTATTTTTTGCCAAACTCTGAAAACTTGTTCACAAGGACTTCAATGTTTTCATTAAATTCTTTGCTGCCAAAAGCTCCTTGTGATATTTTTTCAGTTAAAAGACCCTGAAGTATTCCCAGCCTATTTGTTTGCTTGTCAATAGAAATAGTAAGCTCATCTAC